CAAATCTCTGTCTAATTCTACCATACTGTCAAGTATACGCTGTATACTTAGATCTTCTTCTGCATCTATGTATGCAGCCTTATCAAACTTACCAGTGTAAGGCAAACGGTTGCGTTCTGCTAATGGCATATCTTCAAACTGTTTCCAAGTAATGTTGGTGTATATTTTATGTCCAACCCAACTATCACTGAGTCTAGCCAACATAATTTTAGCTTCTGCAGCTTCTATTGTAGCATACTCATATTTATCTATTGTTCTAAAGCCGCTTTCTACACCGTATAGTTCTAATATTATCATAATATCTCCTTCCATTTACACCAACTTTTTATTTCATTTATGTTGTGTTCAATAAAGGCACTGTATGGTATTTCTCTGTAGTTTCTATCTTCTAAGAATGTGCCCAAGCTACCAGTTTTATTTCTGTTATCAATTTGTCTTTCACACCAAAATCTATTCTTATATAATAATGTGCTGCCTATTAAACTGTTTTGGCTTTCATTGTATACAATTAACAGTTGCCAATCTAATTCTTCACTGCTACGGTGTATCAATTTTATATGATGCAAATGAGCCAATTGTAAGCCTGTTCTTATTAGATCAATATATCTATGAAATTGAGGTGTAGTATCTTTGCCATTTAGGTTGTAATTTTGTCTATCATAACCTGCTTGTGTTACTACACTATAACTAAACTTGTTATTATGTGTGTATTCTCTTGCAAATACTTTGTCATAGTCTACACCACTTACAGTATACCAACTTTCTTTGCGTTCTGTTTTTTGCATATTTTTGTAACGCTCTGTCCATAGTTTTCCTATGTTGGGATCATTCAACAATAGCTTTTCATCTCTGTTATCTACATCCATGGGTTTTTCTTAGCTCCTGTAACTGTTGAGGTATTATCATTTCTATATTCACCTCTGTATGGGTAATTTTTTACCTTTTGTGGCTTGAGCGTGATGTTACATTTCCACTCTGCAATATAAACTGTAAAGTCATATATGTCAAGTGCTTTGTCATGCACCAACAAGCCGCTGGTGTGTTCAATATACTTTCCTCTTTCACCATATTCATGTGCTTGTCCAGTATATACTGTTTTGCTTTTGTTTTTGCGTAATTCCATGTGTTCCAATACTGTGTCACTGTGTCTACTCCAGTTTTGATCATCACCATTCAAACTACGGTTATATTCATTTGGTCTGTTGCTTAGATAGAACATTACTTTGTTCCAATTTTGTGTTCCAACATCTTTGTCCCATAACCATTGAAAGTTTACACGCCTTGCAGTTGTAAACTTCTTGTGTTCAGGCCAAACAATGCTAGAGTTTGCTGTATATATTTTCATTGTGTTTTTCCTTGTTGTTTAAGTAAGATGTCTTGGCGGGGAGTCTCACTAACCCTCCCAAATGACCCCAATAACAACCCAAATGACAGATCTATCTCTGTCACTAGGCGTGTTTGGGACAAACACCAGTTGTGTTCTTTGACACAACTAGTTTTTAAGTTTATATAGTCCATAAGTCCATATAGTCCATATTGTCAATATTATTAATAGTTGCGTCAGTTTTTTCAATAAAAAAAGTATCAATCATCTTGCATACTCCAATAACCACACTCAATTAGACTTACTAGGACACCCCATATAAGTCTTTGTGCTTGAGCTTGTTGTTCAGTAAACATTGCGGCATCAAGTATTGTTGGAAAGCTGTATCTGTTTACACCGTTATCACTTGCCCATTGTTCAAAGTCATCAAACTTGCGTTGTGCTGAATTACGTAGATTCACAGGCATACTCCAAAAGCCAGGGCTTGCAAAGTCTTTGAGATCTTCCCAATCTGCTTCTGTTAGGTTATCACGTAGTTTGTGGAGGGTTCTGGTTTTAGTGAATGTGCCTTCCCAATAGTTGGGTCTTGTTTGTTCACATGTATAGTTGTTTAGAAATGTTTCTATTGTAGGGTTCATATTATTATTCCTTTATATTGTTTAATTGTGCTCAGTATTCAACAAAAGTCTCTTTTGTTATAGTTTTATTTATAAGAATTGTGTCTAAGACCACTGTAAACAGGTTAAAAACGCTGATTCTTACTACAAGTATAGCACTTCTACAGTATTTGTCAACCTTTAGTCAAAGAAAAACCCACATTTCTGCGGGTTTTGAGATACGTTGTATTAAAGTGTTGGGCCTAAAAGGCATTATGGCACGTTAATAACCACATTGCTGTGGTAGGATAATAACATGTATTGTTGGAGCAAGGCAATGAACCTTGTTTACCCTCATACAACTTTAAGTTAAAAATTAGTAGGCTTGTTATAACATTTTTTGAGAACACGTTAATAACACATGAGTAGTTATACAAATATTTTTTAACTTACAATACTATTTATACATTATAAAAGTCTAGCTGTCAACCTCTAATTGTTTGGCCATACGTTCATTGTATTTCTTTCTGTGGTAATATATGTTTGCGGCTGTGCAACCTAATTCATCTGCAATACTTGTGAGTGTCCAACCATTGTCTAATCTATACATAATCTCTGCTTGTAGTGTTTTGCTGTTTACCATTGCATCTGCACTAAAACTTTTGCTGTATCCGTTTTGTTGAGTTTGTTGAGCCTGTATACCTGAATTAGTTAATTTTGGTGCTTCTACTGATCCTCTAGGGTCTAAGCCGTGTAAACTCAGCCATTCATCTATGTTTGGTTCACTGGTTGCAACAGCCGTTCCATCATGGAACCATCTATAACAAACATAGTTTCCTGGACACTCTGCTAGTAATTTTTTAACCATTACAAAGTGAACCAATTGGTTGTATTTGTGCAATGGCAGTGCTCTGTTAAAAGTGCCTTTAAGGCGGTTTATATTGTATTTCTTGTGGTTTTGGGGCATTAGGTAGTCCTGTGGATTTTGACGCTATATATAGCCCTTGTTGAGCGTCTAAGACACCTAAACTGACTATATGTTGTTAGTATGTTCCGCCGTCTACGGAAGAGGCTACAATGTCTGCATTCTCCCATTTTCCGGTGGTGCTGTTGTATTGTAAACTTTGATTGTTTTGCACACTTGTGATTACTACATCTGATAAATCATCTAATGCAGTAATAACACCTGTTGAAGTGTTAACCCATTGGCTTTGACTAGAATCATACTTTAACACTTGGTTGTTTTGAACGCTTGTTACAGTAACATCACTTAGTTTATCTAAGTTGATACTGCTTTGCACATCACCACCTTGGGCCATAAAGTGTGCTTGGGTTCCTGTGTTTAGTGATATAATACTCATTTATAGTTCCTTGCTTGAATCATACGTTGTGCATGTAATGTCAACTGTATTGTCTTCTGTTAGTTTAAGTTCTTGCACACGCCAAAACTTTTGTGTTTGACCTGCACCAGTTCCCCAACCAAATTCATCATGTCTTATTTCTATAACATCACCTGAACGTAGCAATAATGCTGTGTGTGGTGCTGTAAACTTTACAGTTTGTTCTGTTCTACTAATATTTACCGTTTGTGTAATCAAGTCTAAAACTTGGGCACTGTCTGTAATCATAGTATAATCTTCTTGTGTTTCTAATATACTTCCGTTGTCTTCTATTGCAAATGCATCTGATTTAAATATAATAACATCATCATTGTATTTTGTGTCTGGGTTATTGAATATACCTGTGGCTTTGTTTAGCTTACGTGATTTATCTGGCATACTAAAATCAATCTGCCCTACAATAGTATCTGTTGTAAATATTCTACTGCTTGGCATGTTTAGTTGTTCATCTTTCTTACGGATACGCATTTGATACTTACCGTCTACAAACAACATCATACCATTACATGTTTCTATTATTTCACCTACATTATCAAACAATTGTTTTTCTGTTTGTAAGAATCCATTGATGTTGTAACCACTACCACCACGTGCTGCCACACAATCTAATCTTGCTTGTTGAAAACTTGCTAAGTCTATGTGTTTGCCTGCCTCATAGTTTCCGTTGGCATCTCTGTCTAAGCCTTTACCAAATACATCACTAATTAAATAATCATACATTACATCTGCAGGGTTTTGATCTATACCAGTTGTATAGTTGCCTGAGTTTAAACTACTGTCTGTATCACCATCTACAAGTGTGCTTACGTCAAGTATTCTTTTACCTTCTAATGTAAATGTAACAGTAGGCAACTGCCCACCATACTTCTCACCATCTGCTTCTAACAACATTGTAAAGTAACACACACCTTTTAATTCATGTGCTGATGTCCATACACTACTTCCTACTGAACCTTGTAGACTTGTATCTGCAGATTGTGTTGTAATTCCAGGATACCAGTTGCTTGTAATAGTTGGTGCATATTTGCTTATAAAGCCACCTAGTGTATAACCACCACTGCTGTTTGCAGTTAGTGTTCCACCGTTGCTGCTATCCCATACTACAGTATCATTAAAGTATACTTCTTTAACAGTTCCAATTTCACCTTCACACATAACCAATACAAAGTTTAGTTTGGTTGTTCCAGCTAAGTCACCACTTCCGTTTGAGCTTTCAACATATACTCTTGTTCCGCCCATACGTTGACGCCCATACAATACATATATAGGATCATTGTTTGATTGTTTGTTGATTAGAACATTACTACGTGCCGCACGTGCTTGACGTTCAGCTCTCTTTTGTGCTTTACGTTGTTGGTTATAACTGTAAAGACTTATTGCTAGTTTGATAAAGAACTTTGCTACTGCACTTAATCCCATGCTTCATGTCTCCATATGCTGTATTCTACGTTTGGCTTTTCAATAATATGTTTGGTCATACGCTTTGAATCATCTGTTAAACCCCATGCTTGTGCCATACAAATTATATAACTGCTAGGAAACCATCTTTGTTCTACCATTACTACATCACCTGTTTGGGGTTGCAACACTTGATGATACCCGTGTTCTGGGAACCATTTGTTTACTGTGGGGAATTCTTTGCGTAAACGTATTGCACTTCTTAAGTCATTGTATTTACCGTATATGCTTGATACAGTATCTGTGCCAAACATATGATCATGGTATTCCATAAACAGTGTGCAACAATCATTGGTTCCACGTGCCCAAGGTTGCCATTGTTTAGTAGCTAACCATAAGCCAACTTTCATTTGCTGTTCACTACGCATTTTCTTTCCATTGCACTTCTTTTTGCACTTCTTTTGCAAAACTAAAGCCTTCATCACCAGTGTGTATATCTTGTTGACTGTTTGAGTTTGTGTATCTTGTGCTTAGTCTATCAAAGTCTGTCCAGTGACTTGCAGTTGTAATACTAGCTGTTGTGCTGTCACCTTCTGTTGCTAATGAGCCTGATATGTTTGATATGTAACCTTTATACAAAATTATTTGATGACTTACACTGTAGTGTTCCATAAATGCTCTGTATATTGTTACAGGTTTGTCTATGTATTGTAAACCTTGTATTGTTTTTAATACTGTTTCACCTGTTGGTAATTCTACAATACCTGCTAATTGTATTTCTAATTGTTCAATACTAAAGTTTGCATTGTCAACAAAGTCAGTCATTTGTAACAATCCACCTGCGGCAAGGTATGTGTTGCCATCAGTTAATGTTAAATCAAATGGTGCTTGTGTAAAGTAATAGTTGTGTGTAGCGTCAATGTTTACAGCAACACAATCAAAGTATTGTATAGTTTCTTTTGCTACTATCTGTTCTAGGGTTGCCATTTTTATTTCCAGTCATCTAAATCAAAACTTACACTCACATAATAAAAACCTGCTGTGTCTACGCTGTATTCAAAATTATCATTTGATAGTGTAACAGTTACATATTCTGGATCTTTGTATATCTTTTCACCTACTGCTTGAGCTTCTCTTGCCGGCATTGCTATTCTAATTTTAGCTTCACCAAATGCGTTTGCATTTACTGTGTTTACTGCTGTGTGTAAATAACCGTTTTCATTGTTTCCATCAAGAAACACTTCACCTCTTTGCAATGCATTTTGTTCATTTCCTGCAAAGCCTTCAAGTAATGCTGTTGTGTTACCTATACTTACTGGTTGATTAAAGTTAGCTTCTGCTGAAGTTCCAGTCTCACCAAAGTTTGACCATAATATACTATTATCATTTTTGTCACGTAACATAAAGTAGAATGGCATAGCTTGTCCTTGTGCCGCTTGTGCAATTGCACTAAACTCTCTAAAGTCATCTGCTTGCATTGGCGGATATTCAACATCCAATGTCCATTTAGTAAAACCAGTTGAACGTGTATACTTAATACCGTTTTGACTGTTGTTTACTATAGTAGGCGTCCTGTAATTAACAGTTGCGTTGCTTGGTGATACATGATTTGGCCATCTTTTAAGTCCACCTGCTAATCCATAGTCTGCCCATTCATCATCTGTGTCCCAAACATCTGCCTGTTCAGCTGTTGTTAAAACTGGTGGAACATATGTGTCTGCTAATGGCACCATTGGAAGTAATATATTATCACCTGTTGCAAATAAGCCTTCACTTGTTGGAGTTTCTGTTAGTGTTGCACTTGCTAATCTACCATTGCTGTCTACAGTAACAGCTATAGTTGGTGCTAATTCATTTTGTGTAGCATATGCTTGACTGAGTTGTTCTCCAGCTCTCCAATATTTGTCAGGGTCTATTCTAGCACCAAACACTGGTTGATTATTAGTATCTTGGTAAGTGTAAACAGTATTGCCAGGTAGTTTTAAGTCAATTGAGCTAACTTCATATTTGAGTGGTTCACTTGTATCAACTGCAAGCTCTCCTGCTGATGCAACATTTAATCCATTAAATAGAAATTCAGCATTAACATCACCAGTGGTTTGTAGTGTAGCTGTTACTTTGTTTGACATTACAAATTGGCATGGTGGAAAGCCTGCTTGTTGGATATTTGTATCAGCACAAGGAATTCCCAATGAATTATTTTTATAATCTGTAGCATACAATAATGGAAAATTAGGATCATGTCCAACAGTGTTTGTAGGAGAAATAACTCCAAGAGGACCATCCCATAATTTTCTAAAGAATCCAACAGTAGTAGGAGTTCCTATTTCATATGGACACGGTGATACTGTAACATCCAATGATGATGTTGTAGTAAGATTAAGATCTGGCCATAATTGTTGTAAGGCTTTTAAGTTTATAACACCTCTATTTGGTGTATAACTGCCTGCTCCGCCAGAGGTTGCTATAGCATTTGGATAAAGATGTAATTGAGTTGCAGTATTAGTAAGTCCAACATATTCTGTTTGTGCTATAAAGCAAGGACTACCAACACCACCTTCTGTTATTGCCCAGTTACATACAGGTGCAAGCCATGGTGAATTGTAATTTGGTGAGGTAGGATCATCTCTTTCAAACAGTGCATAAATTGGAACTGTCCAGTTATTTGATCCATCTTTTTCCATAATGTTTAATAAGCCGTATTCATCAAAGCTCATTCTGTAGTCATCTAAATTTATTCCTGGTTTCCAAACAACTACATT